GCCGATGGGGCGGGATTCCCATGGGCCGGTGGTGTGTTGTGTCATGTCAGTTCCTCCAGTTTGTCTTCCAGCGCGCAGATATCGCGGCAGGCCAGACTGTGCACTTTGCGCAGATGCCCGATACGGGAGTTCTGCTCCTCCACGGTTTCCCGCAGCGCCACTACCTCGCGGGCCTGCCTTTCCAGGCGGGCGCACAGCAGGGCGATGACGATCAGTAGGGATACAATCACGGCTTCCATGGCCCTCTCCTTAAAACGGCAGGTTGATCCAGTCGTCGCAGCCTTCAGTCAGCACATGCTGCGGCGGCTTCTGCGCCCAGCGGGAACAGTTCCCGCTCTTCTTCTCGAAGTAATCGCAGGATGTGCATCCCGCTTCCGGCAGCTGCACCAGCTCCTTCGTCATCGATGCCATCGCCGTCTCCAGCGCCTGCCTCCGGTTCCGCAACTCTTGCAAAGTCATATCCGCGTATCTCCTGGAACTTGCCGTTCTTGACGATGGTGATGGATGACGGGCGTCTCAGCCCGCTGGTGATCTCCAGCGCATCCGTGACCGTGCGCGGGAAGGGGTAGCAGGTGCGCCGCTCCCACCACAGCTGCGCCTTCTGCCTGGCATATCCGTTGTGCTCGATGCAGATCCATTCCTGGGCAGCCACCTTGTAGCCGTCCCAGTAGTCCACCCGCAGCGAGTCGGGCGAGCCTTCCTTGCTGTGGCGGCGGTAGGTGACATTGCTGATGCGTATCGGCTCGGGCGCCGCCATGCTGGCGAGAATGGTGGCGTTGCTGGCCGTGCGGTTGACGCTGGGCGCGGGCGGCGGAAACTCGTGGCCGCAGTCCGGGCACACCAGCACCCCGGCGGGTACTTCGTTGCCGCAGCCGTCGCACAGCTTGACCGGGGCCTTCTTGTCCTTGCCGTCGCCTTCCTTGGGCACGCGCTTGTTGCGCCCTCGTATGGTGTCCACCGCGCCCAGGCTGGCCGTGGTGTCGGTGAAGTCCAGCCACAGGCAATCGGTCTTGCCGGGAGCGGTGCGCATCCCGCGCCCGGCGATCTGTACATACAGCACCGGGGACTTGGTCGGGCGCAGCAGGGCGATCAGGTCGGTCTCCGGCGCGTCGAAACCGGTGGTGAGGCAGGCGACGTTCACCAGGCACCGAAGCTGCCCGGTCTTGAAGCGGTTGACCAGGTCGTTGCGCCGGCCGCTGGCGGTCTTGCCCGTGACCATATCGGCGTCGATTCCCTTAATGGTGAGTGCGGCGAGGACGCCCTCGGCGTGCTCGATGGTGACGCAGAACACCAGCCACTGCTTGCGATCCGCGCCCAGGCGCACCAGTTCCTCGATGGCGGCGTCGGTGACTTCCTCCGCCCGCGCCTCCAGCTCCCCGATCTTGTAGTCGCCGTTGCTGATACCGACGCCGGTGGTGTCGATGCGGGTCTGGGTCGTTGCCGTCACCAGCGGGGAAAGATGACCCTGCCGCAGCAGTTCGGGCATTCCGACCGTGGCGGCGATGGCGGTGAACAGCGGGGCGTCACCCTGCTGCAGCCACACGCCATTCCCCCGGAAGGGTGTCCCGGTCCAGCCGATGACGCGCAGGTGCGTGCTGCCGAAGCGCTTCAGGTCGGTGATCAGCGTGCGGTACATGCCAGACTCGGCCGGGTTGACGTTGTGGCACTCATCAACCAGCAGCAAATCGACATGCCCGATCTCATGCGCACGCTTCGCGATTGACCCGATGGTGGCGAACAGGATCTGGGATTGCGTGTCCCGGCCGCCCAGCGAGGCTGACAGCACCCCCGCCGGAGCGTCTGGCCAGACGGCATACAGCTTGAGCAGGTTCTGCTGACAGAGCTCGCGGCTGGCGACAACCATGACGATTCGCGTCTCCGGCCAGTCGGACAGCGCCTGGCGGCACAGCTCGGCGATCATCACCGACTTCCCCGCGCCCACGCAGGCGTTGACGATGGGGTTGCCCTCCGGGTTGCGGCGGAACCAGGCGTACAGGTCCGAGAGGATGCGCTGCTGGTAGTCACGGAGTTGCATGGCCAATATCCTGAATCTGCCTCGACGTAAGACCTGAAGTCCCATCCCCGTTCCAGAACACCCGGCCGGTCTTCCGCTCCCGGTACTCCGCATCCTTCCCGTTCCCGCCAAGGTACTCCGCCACATTCGCCAGCAGGTGCGGGTTGTAGCGGTGCAGGTGGCAGCCGTGGCGCTGCTCCTCCAGGGTGATCGGTTCGTCCGTATGATCCACCTCGCAGCGCCACGTCCCGTCGCGGGCGGCGGTGACATGGGCGCAGGTGCGGCAGTTCACCAGGGCGACAGCTTCCCCGTGGCAGACCGGGTGAAAGTCGCAGAACTTGCACTCGTACCAGCCCGGGTTGTCGCTGATCCGGGCGGGTGGCTCGTCGCTGAAGATGATCCGCTCGGCCTTCGCCAGCAGCTTGGCGGCGACGACCGGGTCATGCTCCACGCGCTCGGCATGGATCTGGTCGTCGTTCTTGCACACCGCCAGATACAGCGCCCGCGTCATGCCGGTCAGCTCCATGTACACCTGCATCTGCGCGTAGTGCATGGGCTTCGCATCCATGACGCCCTTGGCTTGCAGGTCGGTGAAGCTCTTGAGGTTATGGGTCTTGAATTCGAGGACGTGCCAGGTCTTCGGCGCTTCCGGGATCCCGACGGCACAGCCATCCATGCTGCCGCCGAAGTGCCCGCCAAGCGCGGATACCCGCCACTGGTTGCCCTCGGGGTCGAAGGCGCTGACCTCCACCCCGATGTGGCGCAGGTCGCGGATGAGGCGGTTTTCCTCCAGCTGCCCGGTCTCGAACAAGCGCAGCATCCGCCCGTCGAAGTCCTTGGCCAGCGCCCAGCGAAATCCGTACCACAGGGCGCGGCTGCACGGATGCCCGATCTGCGATGCGCCCAGGTGCGGGCGCAGCTCCTCGCCGCGCCTCTCCTCGTAGCCGCGATAGATCGCGGCTACGGTGCTGTTGATGGGGGAAGGAATGGCGGCCATGGCGGCTTACCGTCCGGCAGCCCAGGGAGGCGTAGCCGCGCCCGACCTCTGCGCGGCGTAACCGTTGTTGCCCGGGGCGGGCGGCACGGTGGCGCGAGGCGCGGCAATAGGGGCCGCCATGCCTTGCGGCAGGGCCTCATACCCGTTGACCTCGTTCTTGTCGCCGTACTGGTCGTCCTTCGTGACCTTGACGCGGATGCGCAGCGGCTTGTTGTGCAGCTGGGTGCTGTCCTGCAGCTGCAAGACTCCCACGGCATGACACAGGCCGGAGAGCTGCTTCTGCCCGATCTGCTCGGCGACGGGGTTATGGTTCTGGATGTTGATGCGCGCCCACACCAGGCGGCCGGCGTGCTGACCTTCGAGAATCTTGAAGGTCAGTTCCAGGATGGTGCCGGTGCCGCTCTTGGTCGGGTAGACCTTGGAGTCGGTGGCCTGCGCGGTGTAGATGCCGGCGGGGATCAGGGAGAAACCGGCATCCGGTTCGACGTTGGCGGCGTTGAAGTTCAGTTGAGCCATGATGGTATTACCTCAGTTCGTGGTTTGGTTCGGGTTCATGATTTTCGCGGCGATGGCCGCGAGGTTCGGGGCTTCAAACGGGGCAAGGGCGCCACTGCGGTCCTTGGCCGTGTAGTTGAAGTCGGGTTGCGTTTGCAGCCAGCGCTGCGGGTTGCCGTCGGCGTCGTTCTCCAGGCGCAGGCAAAACACTTCGTCAAAGAAGTACGGCAGCGCCTGCCCCAGCTTGGCGCCGGGCATGGACGGGGCGTAGAGCATGGCCCCGGTCTGCTCGTCCTTGAGGCGTTCCATCTTGGCGCTCATGTAGACGTTGCGCGGCAGGTCGCGGAAACCGCGCACCAGGTCGTGCATCTGCTCCTGCAGGGCGCCGTAGGCTTGGCGCGGGTCCTTGCTCAGCTTCTTCTCGGCGGAGAGCACGACCTCGGCGATCTCGCTGATGCTGTCGAGGATGATCCAGTCGAAGTGCGCGGCCTCGGCGCTGTCGCGCAGGTACAGGTAGGCTTCCTGCACGTCGGCGATGCTGGCGACCTCGATCACCGGGATGTCGCTATCGCGCAGCGACAGCAGGCCGGCCTCGGCGCTGATGATCACGGGGTTGCCCCCGGTGGTGGCGGACAGGCAGGTCTTGCCCGCTCCCGCCGCGCCGTACACGCACAGCTTGACCCCGTTGATGGCCGCCGCCTGGCGGGTGGTGGTGAGCTTGATGGCCATGATTACGCGGCCTCCTGCTGCTGTTCCGCCGGGATCGCCTCGATGGACAGGGACGCCTTGGCTGGCTTGACGGTGATGTAGGCGGAGAGGTCGCGGGCAACCTCCGGGCGGTACTTCTCAAGCTCGTGCAAGGCCTTGACGCTGACGGTGGCCTTCCAGCTGAAGGCGTCCTGCGCCTCCTTGGGGAGGTTCAGCCAGGCTTCGGTGAGGCGGGTGCTGTCCACGGTGCGGTTCAGCTTGCCGGTGGTGGTCAGCTTGAAGCGGTCGGTGCGCACGGTGGTGCTGCCTTCCTCCTTCACGCCCACCAGGGCGGTGAGCTGCGCTTGCAGGGCAGCCTTGATCTTCTCCAGGGAGGAGACCTGCTCATCGATGCTGATAATCCTGGTGGCGATGTCGTTCAGTTCGGTGTGGTTCATGTTGGTTCTCGGTTGTGGTTACTCAGAGGTGGCGCCGTACACCAGCACGGCGCCGCAGAAACCCACGCCCAGCAGGGCGGCGAAGGCCGGGCTGACCAGCAGCGCGGCGGTTTCCATCAAAAATCCGGCGATGGCGAATCCGGCCAGGAGCTTCATGCTTCCTCCATCATCTTCTGCTCAGCGTCAGCAATCTCGTCCGGCGTCAGAGTGATCGTGTTGCCGTCTGCATCTTTTGCGCCTTCAAACTCGACGTAAGCCGACCATGATGGCTCATCCCATCCGCCGTTCTGCTCCGGGTTGAAGTAACCGGATACCTCGATTTCGATGTCTTCGTAATTGCGGATCACGGACATCGATGCCGTGACCGTGCCGCCTCTTTTGCGGTTGCGCATCTCGCACCCCCTTTGTTGTGTTTGAACAAACATCAGCGGCACTCCTAGGCAAAATCCATGTTGAGCGAATGCCGCTGTGTTTGGTCAATCGACC